GTTTGAATATCACTGGGACGATAAGTTTGGGGTCGTAAGTCCTAAACCAGCAGACGACTACAAAAGAGCGTTTAGTGCTTGGGTCTTTCCACAAGGCGCACAACATGCTTATTTGTGGCAGAGATTTACTTATGCTGAGTCAAGTGCATTCAACAACATACTAGGTAGCTTTTGGAATCAAATGGATTCTAGTTCAGCTAACTTGCCAGTTGTAAAGTACGAAGGCTCTAAACCTATACAAGTAGGAATGGGTAACTCTTCAGAGCTATCATTTAGCTTTGCAAAGTTTGCACCTAGAAGTGCTGAGTTTGTGATACCTCAATGGTATATAGACCAAGAAGCACCAGTAGATGACACATTCAAAGACCCTAATGCTGGTCTTGCTGACAAAGTGCAAGAGATGATTGATAAGAATGAATTAAGTGATGATGATATTCCATTCTGATGCAGTCAGTTGATTGGCAAAGAATAGCACCTGCAGTTGCTACACAATTACTAGGTGAGCCTAGTTCCAAAAAGTCACATGAGTGGCGATATGGAACTCATGGCTCACTAGTAGTTAATATTGAAGCAGGAACATGGTGGGATTTTGAGAATGATATAGGTGGCGGAGTAATAGATTTAATTAAACATCTTAATCAAGATGTCAATACAGTTTTAAAACAGTTCGGTTATGACTTAGCATTGCAATCTAATGACTCCTTATTAAGTGGTTTTGATACCCCTAAAAATAAAACCACAAGCAATGCTAGGTCATTCTCTAGGGAAAAAATGGTTGAGCTTTATAGAACAGCAGAAGTAAAACTAAAATATGCAGATAATTTTATGGTATTGCGTCATGCAAATTTACCAATGAAATATGCACCTTTTAGTCTCAATGATGATGGAACATGGTCTATGAAGCGACCAGAGGGCAAATTACCTATTTATTTTACAAATAAGAATAAAGACAAGCCGATCATAATAAATGAAGGTGAGAAGGCTCTAAGAGGATGTGAGTCAATATATGAAGGTGATAGTGCTACATGGCATGGTGGGGTTAATAGTTGGGAGAAAGCAGATTGGAGTCCTATATACAAAAGAGAAGTTTGGATATGGCCAGATAATGATGAGGCTGGTCTTAAATGTGCAAATGACATAGGTAATATGTTAAGAAAAAAAGGTTGTAAGGTTAAGGTAGCTCAACCACCAGCAGAATTTAAAGATAAAGATGATTTATATGATGCTTTTATAAGGGGTGATTTTAAGGAGTCTAAAGATTTAGAAGATTATATTATTGGTTGTGTAGAGAAGAAACCAAAAGGCATGGTTACTTTTACAAGAGCTGACGAGGTGTTGAAGCAAGTAGATAATCCTGACTGGCTCATTAAAGATGTTGTAGAGAAAGAATCATTGATGTGTATCTTTGGTAAACCAAAAAGCGGTAAGTCTTTTATTGCTATTGCCATGGCAGCAGCTATCGCTAAAGGTGAGAGATTTTATGGCAATGAATCTTTTAGCAAACCAGTTATGTATGTTTGTGGTGAAGGTCAAAGAGGTGTAAAAAGAAGATTAGCAGCTTGGCAACAGGGAATGTTTGATCTTACTAATGTGCCTTTATATCTATCAGATAGAGCTGTAAGAGTAAATGACCCAGATGATTTTAAAATGTTAGAGCTAGAAATAGAAGCATTAACACAGCAGGTGGGTGACATAGGCATGATTGTCATTGATACTTTTCAACGTAACTTTGTAGGTAATGAGAACAGCGCAGAGGATGTAGGTAACTTTATAAATAAATTAGACGGACTTATATCACATTATAAGTGTTGTGTATGTTTGGTACATCATACAGGTCATGGAAACTCAGATAGAGGTAGAGGATCAAGTGTTATGGGTGCTTCGTTAGATTATGAGTTTAAGGTAGATAGAGAAGATAAAGCTATTGGTGATAACATACAAGAACAAATGTTTGTATCTTTTGAGCAAACATTAAACAAAGATGGACAAGGTATGTCTGAAAAGTCTTTGGTCTTTAAAGAGGTAGAGATTAAAGGCGAGGGATTAAATTTAACATCTGGGTTTTTAGAAGAAACTAACATTGACTTTAAAACCAAAAAATCTGATAAATTGCCACTAATGCAAGATAGAACTTTAAAAGCATTAGAAACTGTTGCATATATTAAAGATAATCAAAATCCACAGGATCAATTTATGCAACAAGGCGAATTAGAGGGATTTATAAAAAACAAAGCTGGAGATAATATAGATGCTAATAATATTGGTAAACATTTAAAAGCATTAAAAGAAAAAGGACGGGTATACCAGCATGAAAATTTTGGATGGCAACATATAAAATTTAAAAATAAACAACCAAGTTTTGAAGATGACTTTGAATAATCGGGAAGTCATAGGGAAGTTTGCTGGGAAGTTTACAGGGAAGTTTGTATAAAAAATGAACAATTATGAGGGAAGGAAGGGAAGGAAGTATGTAATACTTCCCTTACCTCCCTCTAAATCATCGGGAATATTATGAAAACATATATACAAGAAACTTTAGAAGATAAATTAAAAGAATTAAGAATCTATGAATTAGAGACTCGTGTTAAGTGGGGACATAGAAAACGTATCTTTAAAATGACAGGTGTAGATTTTGAGATAAAGTTTTGTAGAGCAGAGCAACTCTTAAAAGATTCTTTACGTTCTGATCCACCTAAAAAGCAAATTACTATGGTTGATATGATGATAAGAGCTTATGAGCAGTTAAATATCAAATGCGAAAAAAGTGGCTACATTATGATTCAACCTAATTGCAAATGTTTTAACTTTGATAAAAAGACAGCTCTTGTTTGTGATACAGATGACGAGAAAGGGGTACTAGAGCAAATACATAAAAAAGAAAAAGATATTATGATATTTAGCATAGAAGAATTATTAAGATGTATCCCCCAAGATTTTATGAGAGCAAAGGAGCTATTAAGCAAATTAGATAAATCAGTCAATATACAGAGAGTTGATTATGGGAAAAATTGATAAAGTTCATATAAAAAGATATGAAAAAAACATAAGGCTTATTCAGTCCGAGATTGAATCCCTTGCCATCTACATTGATAAAAAGAAAACAGAACTAAAAGTGTGGGAAAATGCAAAAAATAAAAAATAAAGATATTACAGTTTGGTTTAGTTGTGGAGCTGCAAGTGCTGTAGCAGCTAAGAAAACTATTGATTTATATGGAGATACAAACAGGGTAAGGGTGGTCAATAATCCTATTAAAGAGGAGCATAAAGATAATCAGAGATTTTTAAAAGATATTGAGCAATGGTTGGGTGTGAAGATTGAGTTTGCAATTAATCCAAAATTTCCTGACTACTCATGTGAGACTGTTTGGAAGGAAAGAAAATATATGGCTGGTAATTTTGGAGCACCATGCACTACACACTTAAAGAAGCATGCAAGACAGGTTTGGGAGATTAATAATCCAACTGATTATATTGTTCTTGGTTTTACTGCCGATGAAGAAAAAAGAGCTGTAAGGTTTAGAGACAATCAAAACGATAACTTATTAACTGTATTGATTGATGAGAATATAACTAAGCAGGGTTGTTTTGATATTTTGTTAGAAGCTGGAATCAAACTACCTGAGATATATTCTTTTGGCTATCCCAACGCTAACTGTATTGGTTGTGTTAAGGCTAGTTCACCTACTTATTGGAACTTAGTAAGAGAAACATTCCCTGATGTATTTCAAGAACGCATGAAGCTATCAGATGATTTGGGTGCTAACTTGGTTAGATATAAAGGCAAAAGAATACCTCTTAGAGAACTGCCAGTAGATGCTAAAGGTAGAGATTTAAAATCTTACAACTTTGAATGTGGTATTTTTTGTATTAAGGATAATGACCATGACTAAATGGCATGGTGGTAAAGGGTCTAATCGTAGGCCAGAAGATAAAAAGAAGATTGATGCAAATTGGGATAAGATATTTAAAAAGAAAAAGGAGAAGAAAAAAAATGAGTAAGAATAAAGTTGATTTAGTAAACGCACCACCACACTACCGACAAGGCTCTATTGAATGTATAGACGGGATCAAGGCAGCATTAACACAAGAGGAATATAAGGGTTATTTAAAAGGTGCAGCACTAAAGTATTTATGGCGTGAATCATACAAAGACGCAAATATTCAGGATTGTAAGAAGTCTGTATGGTATATTAATAAATTAATAGAACATTATGAGAACTTATGAAGATAGATAAACAAATTAAAAAGGTGCAACAATGACTGTAAGCATTAAGATAGAATCCAATGTCAAAGAGCTTAACAAGAAGTTAGGTATCTTCCAGAAGAAGCATATGCCAGAAATAGTATCTGATTCTATAAATGAAGTAGGTGTTAAAAGTGTTAATGCTATGAGAGCACAATTGCTTAAAAAATTAGATAAGCCAACTAAGTTTACATATACAGGTGTTAGGTTATTTAAAGCTAAACCAAACGATCAGTCTGCTTTAGTTTTTATTCCTGACATACAAGCAAAATATTTAGAGAAACAATTTGAGGGTGGTATGCGTATACCTGAACGAGACAAGATACCAGTGCCAGTAGATAGGGGAAAACTAAATGCTTTCGGTAATATAAAAGGTAAAAGAACTGGATTAGTCAAAGGAACTAAAGAGTTTATGGGCAATGTAAAGGGTATTGATGGTGTGTGGAGAAGGACTGGTGGTAAAAAGAATCCAGGACTCAAACTGTTGATAGCTTTTGAAAATTCAGTATTTTATAAAAAAAGAATTGAGTTTTATAAAACAGTTACAGGTGTTGTGCAGAAGAATATGGATAAGATATTAAATAAGAACCTTAAAAGGATAGTTAGCAGATGATAGGTTCTTCTACAGCAATGTACGTGGGTTATTCACAATCGCATTCTTTTTTTAGCGACAGTCTAAATTTAATAGGGTAATAAACGCACTGTATGGCCACACAGAGAGAGATTGCAGACCATTTGGACTTATCAGTTAAAAGAGTCTCAGAATTGATTAGAGATGGTGTCCTTCCTTCAAAGCCTGGTAGAAGTCCTTTAAATATTGACGTATGCAGAGTCGCGTATATCTCATACCTAAGAAAATTAGGCGGATACCATAAAAGAAGCGGAACTGGAGACATAGCAGAAGAAAAAACTAAACTTACTGCTGCTCAAGCCAGAAAAGCAGAATTAGAAGTTGAAGAGTTAGAAGGCAGTCTAATACCATCCAAGCTAGTTGAAGATACTTGGGTTGATTATGTTGCCAATGCAAGAGCAAAGCTATTAGGACTACCATCAAGAATAGCACATCAAGTTATTACAGTTGATAAATATGCAGAAGCAGAATTGATATTAAAGGAACAAGTGCATGAAGCACTAAATGAGTTAGCTCAAAATGGAATACCTCAAAAATATAGAAAAGGTGATTCAGGAGACAAACCAGATATGGACTCCACCACCGAATCTGAAGATTAGCGATTGGGCTGATAACTACAGACGATTATCTCCTGAATCTTCAGCAGAGGCTGGAGCATGGCGTACAGATCGCGCACCATACCAAAGAGAGATAATGGATGCTTTTAATGATCCTGATATACAAAGAATAGTATTTATGAAGTCTGCTCAAGTTGGAGCTACTGAGATATTGCTCAATGTTATAGGTTACTACATAGACCAAGACCCAGCACCTATGTTAATTATGCAGCCTACATTACAAATGGCACAAGCATTTAGTAAAGATAGACTGGCTACTATGATTAGAGATTCTGAGAAGATAAGAAATTGTGTTAAAGACCCAAGAAGCAGAGATAGTGGTAATACAGTTTTATCTAAGAAATTTGCAGGTGGTAACTTGAACATAGTCGGTTCTAACTCTGCTTCAGGATTAGCCTCAAGACCAATAAGAATTGTATTAGCTGATGAGACAGACAGGTATGAAAGTAGTGCAGGAGCAGAAGGAGACCCAATATCTCTTGCAACTAAAAGAACAACTACTTTTTGGAACAAAAAGATATATATGTGTTCTACACCTACAATAAAAGGATTATCAAGAATAGAAACTGCTTTTGAAGAATCAGATAAACGTTATTATCATGTTCCTTGTCCTGAATGTAATGAAAAACAAGTTTTAAAATGGAAAGGTGTTGTTTGGGATGAAGATAAACCAGAGACAGCTTCTTATGCTTGCGAGCACTGTGGCTCTGTTATAGATGAATCAAAAAAGCAATGGATGTTAAAACATGGCGAATGGATAGCATCCGCACCTAAATCAGACACGGCAGGATTTCATATTTCAGAATTATACTCAGTTTGGTCTACTTGGGCTGATATGGCTAAAAACTTTCTTGAAGCTAAAAAGAATCCTGAAATGTTGAAGACATGGATTAATACTGCTTTGGGAGAAAGTTTTGAGGAGCAAGGCGAAACTGTTGAATATGAAACATTATTAGAAAGAAGGCTAAATTATGACTATACAAGTATCCCAGAAGATGTTTTAGTTTTGACCGCAGGTGTTGATACACAGAAGGACAGATTAGAATTACAGCTTGTTGGTTGGGGTAAAAATTATGCAGCATGGGTATGTGATTACAAGATATTCTGGGGTGATCCTAATAATATGACTGTATGGACAGAATTAGACAATTATCTAAAAAAACGATTCAAAACTGAGTCTGGTAGACCTTTGCCAATATCTTGTGCTTGTTTAGATTCTGGCGGACATCATACAAACGCTGTCTATAATTTTACAAAACCAAGACAAGCTAGGAGAATATTTGCTGTAAAAGGTTTATCAACAGCAGGAAAGCCAATAGCCAATAGACCCACCTTTGTTGGTAAAAATAAAGCAGTTTTATATGGTGTTGGTACTGATAGTGCAAAAGAAGCTATATTTGCTAGATTAGCAGCAGAACCAGATAAAACCAGTTTGCATTTTTGCTCAGACCTTGATGAAGAATATTTTCAACAACTAACAGCAGAAAAAAGAATTACAAAATTTGTAAGAGGTAGAAAAACTCTAGTCTGGAAACAGGTAAGGCCAAGAAATGAAGCTCTTGATACTCTTGTATATAATTTTGCAGCTATTTACATCTTAAATCCAAATTATGACACTATTGAGACAAAAATAATGTCGCAACCACTTAGAGCTAACAAAACACCAAAAAAACGTGTAATAAGAGAGAATTTTGCTACTTCTTGGAAAAAATAAAATAAATCTGTTTTTTTATTGCAAAATATAATTAAAAGTCTAATATAAAGTAAGATTAATCTAATTTTTTGAGGTTTTTGCTTGAGCAATAAATTTGACAGAGCTAATTATCCAACCCAAGAACCTGACCAATTTGTGACAGGAGATAGGTTTGCATGGCAAAGACCAGACTTGGTCACAGACTACCCGTTAGCTGATTACACTATGACTTATCACTTTTCAGGTGATAGCGGTGGTGGTGGTACACATCACTTTACATTATCAGCAACAGAAGCAGATAATAATTACTATTTTGAAAAACCATCCTCTGAAACAGATACTTTAAGTGTTGGTGATTGGGAATGGCAATTATACGCATTTAGAACCTCAGACAGCGAAAGAATAACCCTAGACTATGGACTGGCTAAATTTGTTTATGGTGAATTAGATACAAATAACGATTTAAGAAGCCATGCTAAAAAAGTCTTAGATGCAATTGAGGCTGTTATAGAAGGTAGAGCCACAATAGACCAATCATCGTTCTCTTTGGCTGGAAGGTCTTTATCAAGAATGTCAATTGATGAATTAATGACATTTAGAGACAGATATAACGCTGAATATAAAAGAGAAGTAAAAAGATCAAGAATAAGAAATGGCAAAGGCTCTGGAAACTCAGTACCAGTAAAGTTTGTTTCTACTGGTTCAGTAAACCCAACTAACATAACAAAATAATATGGCATGGTATAACAGAATATTTAATACTGGTAATAAAAAACCAGTGTTAAAAAGAAAATTTAAAACACAAAGAAGTTACGCTGGAGCAAATACAGGTAGATTATTTGCAGACTTTGTAACTAGCTCATCTTCTGCTGACGCGGAAATTAAAGACAATATAAGAATATTAAGAGATAGAGCAAGAGAACTATCAAGAAATGATGCACATATCTCAAGATATTTGAATTTAATGATAAGCAATGTAATAGGCAAGTCTGGAATTAGAATAAGTTCTAAAGTAAGACTAGATGACCAGGTTAATTCTGGTAAATTAGATATTAGAGCCAATAATTTAATAGAAGCAGCATGGAAAGAGTGGACAAAAGTAGGCAATTGCACTGCAAATGGCCGTCTTTCATTCTTAGACTGTCAAAAACTAGCTATCGAAGCTCTTGCAAGAGATGGTGAAGTTTTAATTAGAAAATTAAGAAAAGATGACAGTAAATTTGGTTTCCAAATTGAATTTTTAGAGGCTGATTACTTAGATGA